GTAGGTTAGTAAAAGGTGAACCTCCTCGAATGTGGCAAGGTAGACGGCAAGAGTTTGCATTTAAGTCACTTAACACGCTTATTCAAGGTAGTGGCGCAGATATGACAAAGCAAGCAATGATTGATTATGCAAAGATAGCAGACAGATCACGTTTGCTTATGTCATTGCATGATGAGATCATCATTACAGCCGAAGAGGATGTGGCAGAACAAGAAGCTAAAAAGCTAGAACACTGTATGGTCAATGCATTTAAGCTTGATGTGCCTCTGATTGCTGAAGCTAAAATCGGTAATAATTTTGCGGAGGTGAAGTGATGGCACACTCATATTCAGCGATTAAAATGTACGAGCAATGTCCTGCAAAATATAAATTTGTTCGCATAGACAAATTATCAGAGCCTACAGGCACTGCTGCTGAAAGAGGAAAGGTTATCCATGCAGAAATTGAGTCAGTACTTAAAGGCCAACTTGAATTGGTATGCGATGAGCTTGAGTATTTGCTTCCAAAGATTGATGAATGGAAGAGTAAAAATGCCCAAAGTGAATTGGAATTTGCTGTTGATGATAAATGGAATCTTGTTAGCTTTCACAATAATAGCGCTATGTTTCGTGGCGTTATCGATCTCTATTACGAAGAAGGAGATACAGCAGTTGTCCTCGACTTTAAAACAGGAAAAGAACGAGACTACCTCGACCAAGTACGAGTCTATTCAACGGTAATCTTTGCTACAAAACCGCACATTGAACGAATTATTCCTATGATTGAATTCATCGATTTGCAAAAGTCGACTGAATACATGACATTTTATCGTCGTGATATTGAGCACATGAAAGCAGATATTCAAGGTCGGTTGAATATTATCGGGCATGATAAATTCTTTGCAGCAAATCCTTCCGGGTTGTGCAAATTCTGTCACTTTAGAAAAGACAACGGTGGTCCATGTAAATGGTAAAAGTACTTGAGAGAGAACTTGAACGGCATTTTTCTGCAGAGTGCAAAAGACTCAACATTGTGTCTTTAAAGCTTATGCTTAAATTTTCGACAGGTTGGCCTGACAGAGTTATACCGCTTAAGAACCAAAAAGTATTGTGGGTTGAGCTAAAGACTCTGACAGGTGTTCTCTCATCAAGACAAGAAGCAGTGCACACAATTCTAAAGAATCTCGGACATAATGTCTTAGTACTACGAACAAAACAGGAGATCACAGATGCATTGGAAACCGCATCAGTATCAGTTAAACGCCGTAAAGTTCCTCCTAACAAGAGGCTCATCCCAGCTTTGGTTAGATCCCGGTCTAGGCAAGACAAGCGTCACACTAAAGGCGATTCAGGAACTTCATAAAGCACAGCAAATTAAAAAAGTGCTTGTGATTGCACCGTTGCGACCTATTTACGCAGTATGGCCTGAAGAGATCCGTAAGTGGGAAGACTTTAGAGGTATGCCATTTGCAATTCTGCATGGCAGCCATAAAGATAAGATGCTTGACAATCCTGCATTGATTCATCTTATTAATTTTGACGGTCTTGCATGGCTTAGCAAAGCACTGAAAAATAAGAAGTTTCCTTATGACATGTTGGTTGTAGATGAAATCAGCTATCTAAAGAATACTCGTACACAGCGATTTAAAGCATTGTCGCCTATGCTTGACCAATTTAAGCGCCGAATCGGCCTGACTGGATCACCTGCACCTAATTCATTACTCGACATCTTTGGTCCACAGCTTGTGATTGATCGTGGTGCAACGTTTGGCAGATACATTACACATTTCCGTACAACGTTCTTCTTTCCTACTGGATACGGTGGTTATACATGGGCTCTTCAGCCAGGTGCGGAGAAAAAGATTCACAGCCTACTTGCCAATAAAGTATTGAGAATGGCAGCCAAAGACTATCTTGAGTTGCCTGAGCTGATCATGAACAAAGTATATGTGACATTGCCGCCTGATGCGATGAAGACATACAAAGAGCTTGAAAAGAGACTGATCACTGACATCAATATGGGTACTGTCACTGCATCAACTGCTGCTGTTGCAGTACAGAAATGCCAGCAAATGGCAAACGGTGCAGTCTATTTAGACGGTCCAGAAAAAGAAGTAAGTATTATCCATGATGCAAAGATTGAAGCTGTAGAAGAACTTGTCAATGGGCTGGAAGGTCAACCGTGCATTATTGGGTACCACTACCAACATGATTTACAAAGGCTAAAGAAACTATTTCCTGATGCCTCTGTGATTGGTTCTGGTGTTACCGGTGATGACCTGATGGAAATTGTTGAACGTTGGAACACAGGTCAAATTCCTGTGCTATTAGCTCATCCACAGTCAGCAGGTCATGGTCTTAACTTGCAAGGTGCAGGGAATGCAGTCATCTGGTTCAGCAATACTTGGTCATTAGAGTATCATGATCAATTCATCCGCCGATTATGGCGACAAGGGCAGCGTAATAACATCATAGTTCATAACATCATCGCCAAAAAGACAGTTGATGAAGCTATTGTCAAAGCAATCGAATCAAAAGACGATACACAGCAGTCGTTGATGTCAGCAATCAAATCATACGCTTCAACAATTGAGTAAACAAACATGTTTACTTACGTCACGAGCATTGTATAATGAACTTGTTTACTTGAAGGAGAACAACATGATCTATATTGCCGGTCCGTTTTTTAACGTGGAACAAACCACGGTCATCAACAACATTCGATTTGTAATTGAAGAACTTGACTTAGAGTACTTCAGCCCTAAAGACGAATGTATGTTTGTACCTGGTGTAACAACGCCTGAAGAAGTACTTGATGTCAACATGAAAGCACTAGAGAAAACAAAATTGCTTGTATGTGTGACTGACGGTAAAGACCCTGGCACAATGTTTGAAGCCGGTTACAGCTATGCTAAAAACATTCCCATCATTTATGTGTGGCTATCCGGTAGCAAAGGTCAAAAATTTAATCTTATGCTAGGTGCTAGTGGCTCAGTTGTACGAACTATGTCACAATTACGCAATGCACTTATTGAGTATAAAGACCCTGGGTTTCAACGTAAGAACTGGGGTGAGGAGATGGATTATGAATAGAAAACTAGATGCTGTGCATTCATTCTTTATGAATAGCTACACATTACAACACACAAAACGTTATAGCATGAAACCTGTACTACATCCAGAGAGTGTTGCAACACATAGCTATTTTGTAGCATTGGCAGTACTGCTACTTCGTGATGTGTGGATATTTGATACAAACACAGCAGTCAAGATTGCATTGTGTCATGATCTTGCTGAAATGGAGATTAGTGATGTGAACCACTATGTAAAGAAGCGGCACCCTGAAGTGGCACATGCACTTAAGAAAGCTGAGGATACCATCATCGGTACGTTCCCTGAATCTATTCAGGTATATTGCAAAATGTACGACCACTATTCGCCTGAATCAATGGTTGTTCATTATGCAGATGCATTGCAATGCTACCAGTATGCAATGAATGAAATGAATCTAGGTAACACTGGGTACATGGAAGAAGTGTTCATTAACAGCAGAGAGCGTATGGACAAGATCAAAGATAAGTTAGAACCATGGAGGATAAAAGATGCGGACAACTGATGAAGTACTAAAAGAACGCGGTAGTGTATATGGTGATTTTTCGAGCGGGTCAAACTTGGAAGCAGACATTCTTAAACTATTAAAAGCAAATCATTTTAAGCAACATGGTGTGTATCTTAGTGAGCTAGAGCTTATCTTTTTCTCTAAGATCATCATGAAACTATCTCGTCTTAGTGTCACGCCTAATCACATTGACAGTTGGACAGACATCGCCGGTTATGCACGTCTTATTGAACAACATTACACAGGAGTACAAAATGCCCAAGGTCACTAAAGAGCAAATGCCACATCTACAAAAGATGCACACAACTAAAAAATTCGGTCAGCAACTAACAAAAGCAGAATTCATTAATCAGCTAGAAGCTATTGATGTACAAATTGTTCATGCACCAACAGTTGAAGAGTTTCGTAAAACGATTTCAGTGTTTTTAATGAACACATGGAACGATAAGATCCAGTGGACATTTCCTGAAGAAGACATTGACCAGACTATTGATGAACTTTTCCGCTATGAGCTGTTGCCTACGGCTATGGAGACAATCAACATCACTTGGTCAGTCAATGGCATGGATATGGTTGACACAACTCATCTAATCCGTCATCGATTGTTTAGCTTTGCTGCCCAAGTGCATGGTGATAGAGATATGCGTGATGATCGTATTGTCGTCAAGCCCGGCATTATGGCTAATGCAGAGTTCTACAAACGGTACATCCAAATTACAGAAATGGCTAGAGAACTGTATGTAGACATGCTTGATAGTGGACGAGTCCATGGATTAGATGCTAGAACTATCATGCCTCGTAACTTCGAGCATTTTTATATGGTGCGTTGCACGATTAAAGACTTAATTGGTTACTGTATCATGCGAGGTGATGAGCAAATACAAACTACAGTTGACAATGTGATTGCAATGAAGCTATGGTTGGAAGTGCTGAAGCGCTATCCATTCTTAAAAGGCTTAGTTGACTTCCGTAAGCCTGATCAGTTCTATCAACGTCAATGTGCTAAAGGTAAAACAAACATCTTCCCACCTAATGAGAAGAACGACAACTTTGACTGGTGTGAAGAACAGTTCTATCACCCAATGCATCGTGATGAGTACCCAGGTGGTATCTCATACTTGTCAGTTCGTGATTATTTGCTAAGCGAGATTGATGCAATTGAGAAGAAGCATATACATACGGAGCCAAAATGAAACGATGGGATATGCTTCAAGCAGTCTTAGCAAACATGAGCTTTCGTGGCAGAAAGCAATTGTTCCTTGACTTTGCTGATGAGCATGATCGATGGTCTAAACGCACGCTTGAAATACTTTCTAAAGTCGCTGTCTATATGTTACCACAGCATCAAGTTGTTAAGATGTACGGTATTCACAAGCAATCGATCAATAGATCAGTAAAGATCTACAAAGAGTTCTTAAGTGAGCGAGGCATCAAATGACTAAAGATGAAGCCGCCGAGATACTTCACTATGTCATCGTCGGGCTTTCTAAAGCAGGGTGTAGTAACATGGACATCATCGAAATCTTGCAAGACAGAAAAGTGGCACTCTGTCAGCTTGAAGAAACACTGAGCCACATTAACAAGGAGAAGCAAAATGACTTATGAAGAAGCATACAAGAAATTGGTTGTGACGATCAATGAAGTACAAAAAGACAC